CATCGCCTCACGCGCCCCGTTGCCGAAAAGCATCATTTGAATTTCAGGTTGCTTAAACCAAGGTAGTAGCTTAGAATAACCTTCAGCGACGTCAATATCACCTTGCGTAAAGAATCTAAAAATGTGAGTTAGAAAGTTCTTTTCAGACTCTGTAATTTTATTATTCCAATCAGCAACGTCTTCTACCATTGGCACTTCTGTAAAAAGCCAGTGAACTTGCTCATGCTTGAGCCACGCTTCGTATGCCCATGGATAGGTAAACGGTCTAAAATATGAACGTGAATCTGTTAGTTTTAATTTTTTATTCATTGTTTAGAATCTCTTTAAATTCAGTTGGTAAATCAACATTTTCAGGTACAGTTTTAAAGAAAGGCGCTATTTGCTCTGGCGAGTATCCAGCGAGCCCGCAGCCAATCGGTGTTACAAAAAAAGTCAGATCTGGATGATCAGTAGCGTATTTTAAAAATTCTTCAACATAAACTGCGATATGGTCAAGTGGGAGTGTACGTAGATTTTCATCTTTGGTAGGTATAGCATAAGAATTACCCTGTATACCTTTACCTTGTCCGTACTTGGCACCACAATAGGTTTTAGCATATAAGGCGGCACCTTTACCGTGCCGCCCTGCTAGATTTGAACCAAATACGAATATTGAATCGTCAGCCATTTTATCCCTCACACGCAATACAACTTGCTTCCTCATTAACTAAATCTTCCATACTCAATTCTTCAATAATCTTACGCTCAATCTGTTGCGATAGGATATCAGCTGTTTGCAGCTTTTCAGAACGGCAGTAGTATAGTGCTTTAAGACCTTTCTTCCACGCAAGAAAATGCACTGCATGGAGGTATTTGATGCTTGCTGTTGGAGCAAAAAACAGGTTAACTGACTGTCCTTGATCAATATACTGCTGTCGTACTGCAGCATGCTCGACGACCCAACGCTGATCAATTTCGATTGCAGTCTTATAGACTTTCTTAGTATGATCATCAAGAAAATTGAGATGCTGTACAGAACCACTATGTGACATAATATCTGTAATGACATCGTCAATATTGAGATTATACTCTTTACACTTTTCTTTCAACACATTTAATAGTGATCTATTAACATTAAATGATGCTCCAGAAAGTGTATCTTGTCTGTATGCATTTGCAGGGTAAGGTTCAATAGATGCAGATGTATTACCCATAATGATAGACGTTGATGCGTTTGGAGCAATAGCCATTGTGTGACTGAATCGACGACCAGTTCCAACAGCATCAGGTGCTTCACCGCGCTCTTTACCAAGTCTTAGATTAGCTTCCATAAGTTTATTGCTGATATGCTCAAACATATTTTCGTTAACATATAACGCTTCACCAGACTCAAACGCAATGTTCCTTAACTGCAAGTATGCATGAAATCCTAGAGCGCCTACGCCAATTGATCTCTCTTGCGCGGCAGAATATTTTGCGCGCGCAATAGTATCCGGTGCAGTATCAATAAACTTCTGCAGAACATTATCTAACATTTCAGCAATGTCAGCAATGAATAATTCGTTATTCTTCCACTCATCATAGTACTCAAGATTTACAGATGACAAGCAGCAAACAGCAGTTCTATCTTTATCAGTTGGAAGAATGATTTCTGAGCATAGATTAGACTGGCGCACTCTGAGACCCTTCTCTTTTAAGAAGTAAGGAAGAGCATTATTTGATGTATCAATAAAGTGTAGGTAAGGCTCACCTGTATGTGTACGCAATTCAATAATACGTTGCCACAATTCTTTCGCAGATACAACTTTTTTAACAACAGATGTGTTAGGATCTTTTAGCTCAAACTTGTCATCAGCATCAGGATTGATCATGCAATTTTCAATAATCTGCATGAAGTCATCAGTAATATTAATGCCGTGATGAAGATTCATCGCGCGCATGTTTGGATCACCAGACGGCTTTCTCATCTCCAAGAACATCTCGATATCCGGATGATTGATTGGGAGATACACCGCAGTTGAGCCGCGACGTGTAGTACCCTGGCGATACGCTAGTGACGATGCATCATAAATCTTTAAATGTGGTAGTACACCTGTTGATTTTTCACCAGCAGAGCGAATACCCATTCCAATACCAACTCCACCACCTAGCATCGATAGCCAATTGGTTTCTGAAAGAGAATTAACAAGACCTTCCGCTGAATCTTCTACCCACACGAGGAAGCAAGAAATTGGCATTCCTTTTGCTGATCGACCATATGATAGGACAGGAGTTGAATATGACAGCCAGTGTTTAGAAGAGTAGTTGTACAATCTTTGCGCATGTTCATTATTTGAACTAAACGCTTTTGATACAAAAGCAAAACGCTCTTGTGGAGATTTTTCTTCTGGAGTCATATACGAATCACGAAGGCGTTTGAGGCCTACTTCATCGAATAATTTGTCGCGGGAATAATCAATATTAATTCCAAGATATTCGGGCATTGGCAGACCTCTTTTTAGATTAAATTTGCTAGTGATGGAAACTTACTTATAAGAATCTGCCTGCAGGCTTCGGCGATTTCGCGATGTTCTTTTTGAGTACCATTACCGCATCGTAGTTGGCAATAATGAATCCATGACCTTAAAGTTCCGGCCATATAAATTCTAGATAAAGTTAAACCTTCTGGTAAAACTGCACGGGCTTGCTCTTTAGCAATACCATTTTTAACAGCCCATTCATATACATTTCTGGACTGCTTAATAAGATCCTCTTGAAACTTATTCCACACATCATTAAGTTCGTTGTTGGCTAACTCTACTTCAATTGAATTCTGTCGATTTTTAAAATCTTGCATTCGCATCTCACGTGTAGAAAAATCTAACGCTCGTGTTGGATCTGCGTAACGTTGTGAAAATTCTTGGAAAGAGAAAGAGCGATGACGTAGAATCTGTCGAGCGATATCACGCGTGGTATTGATTTCCATTGTTAATGATACCATCTCAAATGGACTCCAATGCGCGTTCGTAATCAGATACCGTAACAGTTTAGGTGCTGTTTCTGTATTTTCCTGGTTTGCTGGATTAGACACGCGCGCGCAGTATGCAACGAAATCTTCAATAGTCATTTCACTATCGCCAACTACTTCTGTACAAGCTTTTAATTTAACTTTTTCCATTTTATACTTTCTTCCAATTTTGTAGGTGTAGTTGCGCTTCGAGGCCAGTATATGTATTATCGTTGATTATTTTGACAATATCATCACTCGTTTTACCTGACAGAATCATATCATTAATATCCTTCTCAAATAAACGGCTTGGCCACACGCAAACCTGTCGTTTTTCTGTTATTAACTTATTGAGTTTCTTGACTATTTCTTTGTTACGTGGCTGATTATCGAGAACGTATACGCAATGCGGATTATCCAGGATTGGATGCACTGCATCTGACCCAGCCATAGCCAAACAGTTAGGCAAAAACAACGAATCTAGTGGACCTTCTACAACATAAAACTTTCTTGTAGTATCAATATCATCCAGGCCATAAAGTTTTGGTATATTGTCATCCAAAGTGATCGTTATGTAACGTATATTATTAATACCAAGCGCTCGGCCTTGATATGCAAACATATTATGTTCTCTATCAAAGAAAGGTATAACCAAACGCGCTTCTTTGAAGGGTTTCAAAAATTTATTAGGTATTAGTGAATTAGTCCACCCCATAAAATCATCAGTATAAAATAACTTGTAATGCTTGTTTACAGGTATTTTTCGCGCATTACAATACATGCGCGCTGGATGATCAACCGGCAGTTGTGATATAGTCTTTAACCCTTTAAGAGTTACATTATTTGTAGTTATGAGCTTTTTAACTGGTAGGGGTGCTTTCTTTGGCGCCTGAGCAGCCGGCTTCGCAGCTTGTTCCATAACAAGCTGTTCATAAAGAACATTATTGTACTTCTTAAGGAAAGATGTAAACTTCATGCTGAATCCGCAGTTATGGCAGAACACATGATATCGTTCGTTTCTCATTAGAAAGAAGAAACGAGCTTTGGTTTTATCTTTTTTAGAATCTCCGCAAACAGGACATGAGCAGTTTGCAGTGTTATTACGCCATTTAAAATTGCGTACGTTATTTGAATAAAGATTAATATATTTTCGCTCTA